GTTCGTTATTTGCTAGGTCAATGTCCTCAAACTTCTTAAAATTAGCCCGATCTGCTTGTTCTAACGAAAAATTGCGGTTTGTTTCTGAAACAATATCATATTCAACATTTGGCCGTGATAACCGCAAACGTATTGAGCCAGATGCACCTGACGTACTCATCGTCTACCATTAGGTTGAAGCTCAAGCCTTGGGACACCAACATTCCATGCATTTGCAGAGTTTGATGTGCACCTCATACGCACAGTTCTTCCTGTAAACCGAACAGATGTTGGAGCAGCCATCGTGTACGGGCCATGTGCTGTGTCGCTGTCGGTAGGATAAAAACGAGTATAAAAAGTCGTTGTTATATCACCTAAAGCAGTTACATCAGGTATTAACGATGTTGCTGACAACACTTGGTTTCCTTCACCAAGCTGTATTGGCCCAGACTCAACATAAGGCGTTTTAGTCGTGCCATCTTTGTCTTGATACGTCCCGCCAACTTCGTGCTCATAAGGATTGCCGTCCGAATCAAATAAGATTGGGAACGCAAAAATTCCACGGCTGGTCGTTGAGGTCCGTGCCAACGTACCAACAGACCAGTGGTTTTCTAAGTAGTTATATGCCACATACGAGTCTACTTCAGTTCCACTACCTGGGTAAAACCACACGACCTCAGAGTACAAACTGTTATGCCACGCAACAGTTTTGCTGGACTGAGCTTCGTTCATGTTGTTGCTAACAAATTCTTCTACATCACACGGAATACTTCTTGTATACCCGTCGTACATAAAGAAGCCATTAGCGTTGCGGCCCATCCAATACGCAGTGTTGTTGGCTACAGCTACAGCGTTAATTGAGACAGGGCCACAATCATCGCCTACGTTATCAAATTGGTAGACATACGGCAGACCTACATAGGTAGCTGTGTGAGCGTCAGCCGTTGTAAAAATGAGTATTTGCCCACGCACCAGAACAGCACCAAGTAGATCACCTGTTGATTCAATAATGTGATCTCCAGCTTGGTTTGTAGCTGAAGCTGTCCAAGTAGTGTTGTTTTCAGAATCTGACCAAAAGATTTTGCGTCGATCTGCGTTAGCCGCCGATCCACCGTTAACAACACCACCGAAACACATTTGTATGCGTTGAGGTGTTACAATCGTAGCCGTAATGTGTTCTGGTGAATTTGCTACTTGAGCAGCAACGGTCCCCGTACCAACACTGGTGTCCCACAAGTACAGTTTGCCGTCGTCGGGTGTACACCCTGTTAGGTCTTCGCCCCACATCGCAAGCGACCAGATTGTAGCTGGCGACGGGATACCCAAGTCAGGACGAGCGGTCCCGTAGCTTGACTTGCCATACAACCAATCGCCATACCCAGTGTTGGGGTCTGCATCTGTACTTCCAGCAGTAAAACCAGCAGGAGTAATATCGTACCTACTTGCTGCTGAGTTGTAGACGTACAGTTTGCTGGCAGATCCGACACCGATCCAGCGGTTGTTAGAGTTGTCCATCCATGTAACTGATGTACGAGGTACACCCGTTACTGCTGTGGTGCTTTCTCCCCAACCACGCCATCCACCCATCGGACCAATCGCACCATTACTCCACCGCATAAGGTCTGCGTCATACCATCGACCTTGTGCCTGATAGACTGTGCCGTTTTTAAAAAGTCCAGGCTGAAATTGTAGGTTAACGTATTGGGGCCTAGCCATGTACTCACTCTGTTAATTCCGCTTCCACTGGCTCTAATACAAAAAATGCGTTCTCACCTAGATCGCCCTCAACAATGTTGTTTCCTGCCCATCCCGCAGCAGCCATCATTGTGTGGATTCTTTGATCTAGTGCTTGAGCGTGTTCTTGGATCTGCTTTCGGTCTGCAAACACCTGCCTCCAAACCTGAGCCTGTTCTTCGGTTAGTTCTACTTTGTTTTTTGGCGTAACAAGCATCTCTTTTTTGGCGTTCATGCCTTTTTGTCCTCTTTTAAGTTACGAGTTTCTACCTCTAATACAGTAATTCTCTCACCGTGATCGTCAACTTTGTTATCCAAACTAGTAACGATTCTTTCTATCTGTGCGATTGACTGCCTGGCTCCGTTGAGTCCCGCTCGTACCCCGCCGTAAGCTGCTCCTGCTGCTAACAAAGCGGGAAAGTACGAAAGCATCTCCTCAAGCCCCGTCATCCTCTGACTCCCACGGAAGTTCTGGAGTGTCGCTTGTCGGGTGAGCATTTTCTTCTAATTCGCTTTCAACCAACCTCTCGTAGAGTTCGGTTTTTGATATTGTTTCTTCTGGGTCGTCTGGATTTTTTGACGGCACCATTTCTGCATCAAATGTTGTTTTAACCCATGTTAGCACAGCATTTTGGGTTAAATCGGCATATGCAGTAAAATCGTCTGGGTTCGGTTGACCTACACGCAACGATCCGTAAACACTAGTTGTATTAGGAACCGTTTCTCCAGCGGAGTCTACATAAGTGCCGTCTTCGCCAACTAAACGCCACTGCACGAAGGTGACTACATCAGTCAGACCGTCCTGAAGCTTATCTACGGTCATGCTGTCTATTGTCCATGTAAGCGTCATCTTACGCCTCCAACTCTGCTACGCGAATTCTTAGATCTTGCACTTCTTTTACGAGCAACGGTACAAGTTTCGAGTAATCAACACCCCAGACTTGCTTGATTGGTTGTTCCTTGCTCGACAGGTCTTCGTCTACAAGGTCGCCGTCTGTTCCCTGTGACACTGCTTCAGGAAGCACTTCAAAAAGATCTTGGGCGACCACGCCGTAGCGGACATGATCATCTGAAGAGATCCAATCGTGCTTCACAATTTCGATGCTATCAATCAGTGAACCAGAGGGATCAGCCGCTTCAATGTTTTCTTTTAGGCGGCGATCAGATGAAGTGTTGTAGGCTGTACTAGAGGTACTGGTGTCAATACTTCCTACATCGTTTCCGTTGTCGGTATTGTACCACCGCACCACTTCTCCTGCGGCGTGATAGTTGTAATAGCCACCGCTTGCGTACCACTGGTGCCCATCAACGGTGGAGGCATTGGCACTCGTCCTGCCACAAGTGACAATGGTTCCTTCCATTCTAAAGATTTCATTCCCTGCGGATACATACCTTAAATAGCCTTCGGATTCTGTTGCGGCGTGTTGATACGAAATTGTGCCGCGATACTGTTCTGCCCCCGACGTACCTTCAGCAAAGTCTATTCGGGCCTGACCAGTATTGCTTGTAGCAAAAGTCATCCCAGTGCTGCCACTCGTATTCGCAATTACAAATTTATTTGAAACAGAGTAGTAGCCATGTGGTGCCGATGTGCCTAACCCAAGTCGGCCTTGATCATCTATTCTAGCTCTTTCAGAGTTGTTGGCACTAAAGATTATGGCACTGTCAGTGTCGATTTCTAGGGATGTGCTGTTAAGCGTGAGGAACGACCTTAGCACTCCTGCTGCGTTGTGAAATTGCAGTTTTGATGTGTCGGTTCCACCAATGGTGGTAACCCCATCGGCAACGTCTAAAAAGTCTCCTCCATAGGTTAACGTGCCGTCATCTTCTAATGTGAGGCCTGTGCCTGTTCCCGCTGTTGCGTTGTCAATATTGAGATGACCACCGCCCATCCAGATGCGGCCTGAGATAACACTGTCGCTTCCTACTAGTTTAATACCGCTATCATAATCAGCCGCAGACTGAAGAAGATGTAGCTTGGCCGTGGGAGCATTTGTGTTAATACCAATGCGGTCGTTTCCTGCATCTACAAAGAAAAGGTTCGCCTCTCCATTGCCTTCGATGCGAAAATCAACATCAGCAGACGATTCATTAAAAATCCATGCACCGTTGCAAGTAACCGTATCTCCTGTACCGCCAATAGCGATTGCACTACCATCGCTAGAAATGCTGTCGAGTGCTATGTCCCCGACGTTAGTAATGTTTCCATCACCAACGCTTAGTGAGCTAAGTGTTCCTGCTCCTCCAGAAATTGCACTTGATCCTACGTCGATGGCTCCAAAGCCAGACGTAATCGAGCCAGCGTTCAGGGCACCGACCGAAGTTATCTGCGTTTGAGCCGCATCGACATTAAGCGTACCCGAGGAACCCGTCAGGCCCGTACCGCCCATCGCGGTTGCTAAATCTGCTATCGATTCTTTGCGTGTACCATTTGAGTCAGAAGCATCAATAATTGCAATCGAGTCGTTGGCTACGCTTACGGCAGCAGCAGATAAATCGTTAAAGTTCAAAGCCAGCGTTACGTCTGGACCCGTACCGTTCGTAACGGTTAGTCCACCGTTTGTAGCATCTGCTACAGACTTGAGATCGCCTTCCTGGTCCGTAACCCATTCTAGCGTTCCAGAACCATCGGAAGTCCGTAGGATCTGGCCTGACGAGCCGACCGCTGCTGGCAACGTAAGCGTGTAAGAGCCACTGACCGTGGCTGGAGCATCGAAGCCGACATACTGGCCCCCTGACGCATCTTGGAGCCTTAGATCGCCTTCAGCAAGAATGTCTACCTGGGCCGTGCTGATCTTACCCGTAAAGGCTACATCATCTGTCCCGTCACTAACGCTAAACACAACACCGTCAGTTCCGCTTCCATCTACATTTGTAGAGTTCAGCTCAAACTGCGTGTTGCTACTGTCGTATATCAGCCAATAATCGGGTGCGGCACCAAATTGAAGCTGGCGGTCATCGCCCATTTTGACGCTATCAAACAGATAACTCGACGTTCCGTCTATTTGTTGATTGTTTACATGGAGCGTTACGGCAGCACTGCTTTTTGCGAACAATGCGTCAATGTACGCAGCGTTGTTGTTAAGAAATCCACCCCAGTTGTCGGTATCGCCGCCAACGGTAGGCTTATAGAGATTCAGGTTTGTAGTTCTAGTCGCCATGTGTTATCCAAGTACCCTTGATCGCATCCGTAAAGACGACCCTGTGTGCATCTCTCTTTCACTTTGAAGTTTCAATTCTTCTAACGCCTTACTCAACCTAGCACTCCACATAGGCATACGCTCATCGTTTTTTAAATATGGCTCTGCCTCTACTAATGTGCCAAACAAGTATATATCTGGATGGTTAGTTAGCAGCCAATTCGTTGTAGCAGAATCGCTAAGTGCAGGGATTTTGGTGTAATAGACAATCGACGATGTGTACGTTTCGTCTGGTGAACGCAGAAGCTCTATCTGATTTGTGCTACCACCGACAACCGTGAAGTATATTGGTTTGCCTGTACTAGACAGGCCCATACGCCGTTCTGCTATTTCTTCTGGCGTTAAATATTCTAGCGTAATGACAGGGCTTGTATCTAATACAATCCTAATGATCTCAAGCGTGTCAGTAGGCAGGTTGACGTAACGAGCACCTAATGAATACGAATCATTTTTCGTAATCATTCTGTGGTTGCGGATCGTTCTGTTAAATGTCGCTTCCGCTAGGTCAATAAACTCAGGGATTCGTGACGAAAGGTCTGTTCTGTCTAGCCAATTTGCCGTTGCGGTCTGCAACTCTGCATATGTCGAAATTGCCATCAGACTTTCCCAGGTCGTGTTCTAAACACCTTGTTGTCAGGATCGTTTAGCCACTTCTTAATTACTTTTTGATCCTTAAAATTGTTGGAAATTTTTGCTAATTGGTGATAAACACTCATTGGTATTGAAGCGACATGATGCTGGTCGCCTTTCCAACTTGCACGTTCATCTACTTGATTAAACTGACGTTTGTTCGCTTGAACAATATGGGTAACATCCTGCTCAGTCTCTAAACCATACTGGTTTGTAGACTCGTCATAATGAAACCACTGAGTCGTTTTAGTTATTGGGTCGTAATCAAGTATTTTTTTCATTGGTTCCTGCCTATCGGGGCGAGGGCCGAAGCCCCCACCCCTCCAGGTTTTTAATTGGTTTATGCTGCGGTAATACCAGCAACAATACCGTGAGCAGCTTCGTTGCTGACCTGAAGCCCCCACTCGATTAACGCCATACGCTTATCAGCATCTCCCGTCTTGGCGAGAGCCTCAATGCTGTACGGACGGAGCGTAGCCAGTTTGACCTCATCAGGGTCAATCAACAACGCCCAATCGTTGTGCAGCGAACCAGCACCAGCATCCTCTACCGTAGTAAAGAACCGATTTGGAACAACGCTCAAATTACCAAAGTCGCTAACATAAATGTCAGCTGCTCCGATAATCACGGAAGGCTCTGCACCGTCTACGTTGTAACGGCTAGAGGCAATCCCGCTGAAACCACTTACCTGTGTCTTGTTAAACGGAGAAACCATCAGCATCGACGGCTCACCACCGCTGTTAAAGCACTCCTGCATCGTGGTTTTAAGCATAGCTTCGGTAAACGCAGTAGGCGTACCGAAAGACTTCCACACCTGAGCCGCACCTGTTGGGGTTGAACCCGTGTAGGAAGGCTTGGTTACGTTGGTAGAAGTTTCGTTGGTTTTAATCCAGCCAGGGAACCCAGCGGTTACGCGAGCGGTTCCCGTGGCACCAGCAACGGCACCAACACCGTTTAGCAAGCAAGCAACTTCAACATTACGCTTTAGTTCCTTAGCTGCTTTAGCTGCCTGATAACCAACTTCAGATGCCCGACCAGCCTTCAGGACGGTCTGCTCCGTTCCTGAAATGATGAAATCGACCATGTTGATCTGGCAGTAGTTCCCCATGCGAGCAGTCGGGGTAACTGCGGTAAAGCTGCTCAGATCCTCACCTTCAACAACGGGTGTTGCTGAAGCGGCGGCAAGTGCATCTGTCTGCCACTCAAAATATGTTGCTTCTGCATCTCGCGTCCCAATGTTGCTCTGGAACGGAGTCTGCGTAGGACTAATATCGGAAATCAGATCCGACAAGTCCTCCCGTAACCCTTTTGCGTCATACGTCAAAAAGGTGTTCGTTACGACTGCCATAGTAAAAGTTTCCTAAAGTTATTGCGTAAGTATTGCACCCAACAAAGACGCAGCATCCTCAACCTTTCCAGTTTGTTTCAGCTTTGCTCTTTGGGCTTTTGCCTTACGACCACGCATCTGTCGGCTCACTTGTTTGCCGCCAGGTTTTGCGTTTTTGATTTTCGATTTGACCGATTGAATCTTTTCGCCGTTTGCAACTTTGTTGTATCTCCATGCATCACGAAGCACGAGTAGTGCTCTATGATCATAGATTGTGTTTAGCTCTTCTTTTGTAAATCCTATAGAAGTACCAAACTCTACCAACGCTGCTTGCTCATTAGCTTGAGTATCATTATCGGACCACTCAGGGATTTTCTCCAACAACAAAGTGCGTTCAGTATTTAATTTTTGACCCAATTCTTGCTCGTGTTGTTCTTGCAAGAGTTGCTGCATCCTAAATTGTTCTTGTTGCACTGCATGGATCTGTGCTTGCCGATCTCGCTCAAGTTCTTTGAGCTTTAGCCATTGAACGGGGTTCTCCCTTTCCAAGCGGTCCCAATCAACGTTCGGTTGCTGTGCAGCTTCCATTTGTTGTTGAAGTTGTGCAAGAACGTGACTATAAGATTCACGCTCTTGCTGAACAGCCATAGCATGATCTTCAAACGCTCTGCGTTCGTCGGCTAATGCTTGACTCTTCTGTGTGAATGACGATCCCCGTTGATATCCCGATATGAGTTCGTCAAGCGGGACTTGCATCTCTTTGCCGTCTACTATGACACGGTAGGATGCAGTATCACTGTCAGATTGTTCACTATCGGCCTCTTCGTCCATCCCATCCACTTCATCTGAATCATCATACAATTCAGACTCGACAACATCTTCTTCGACGTTGTCTAACTCAGGTTCAGAGTGCTGTTCCTCTTCTTGAGGTTCTGCGTAGTCTGCCCTAAGCATTTGAGTGAGACTGTCCTGAATCTCACTATTCGTGCGTCTGCGTTCACTCCCTTGAGAGACTTCCGTCCCTGCTGGGTTGGTGACTGTAGCTTCGCTCACGATTTTCTTCCTTTATTGGATTTTGAAACTTTGCGAGACTGCTCCACTGCCCAATCGGCTACCAGGGTGCGGAGTCCTCGCACAATCTCATCAAGGCCCCTGCCTTGCATATATAAACTTTCTCGAACACCTACATCATTTACGTCTGTAAGTGTCCATTGTGCAATAATATTATGTCTTACTTTTTCAAGAACTTCTACAAAAATTTCATCTTCTAGAATTTCTTTGGCTCTTCGTCCTTTTTGTTCTGCTGACAGCTCAGACATCGCCAGCCTCGTCTTTTATAGCTGCCCTTAAAACCTCCAAGTTAACTTCGTCTTCAAATTTCTTTTCTCGCAATGCTAAATCGCCAGCGATTCTCGTTGTTTCACGCTCGTTAAGCATTTGTGCTTTCGCTGCGTCAAGCTGCAATTTTTCCTGGTCGATAGCAGTACGGGCCTGTATGTCGGCCATTTGAACCTGAGCTAACTGTTCTTCTGGCGTAGGCTGAGGAGGTGGTGGTGGCGGAGGCTGATAATCAGGAGGAAGCGGGTTAAAGAACTGATTGGAATCTGCAAATCCATTAATCTCAAGCATTTTTGCGTAGGTATGACGCAATTGTCCTAATCCAACCAATGGGTTACTTGGTCCCATTTGTTGCATAATTTGTTCTTGCCTAGAAGCAATTTGATTTAATGCATTTAGACGTTCATCTGTCATACCTGAACCAAGACCTACATTTGTCGAAACATCCATTGTAGAGTCCCACACCCTAGGATCTATAGGAACCCACTCGTTTCGTAAACGGACCATGCGTTCTTTGTCTTGGTTTTCAATGATTAAACGCAACAGCCCTTTAAACATTGGTTTAAAACCTGTTTCTGCAAACAACCGTGCCATCATTTCTAGCCGCTGTTCTGCACCTCTTATGGTTGCACTTACAGCTGCTCTTGTAGTTGATTGCAATACATCTGGATCTAATCCTTGCGATGCACCTGTCTGGCCTGTCCTGGTTTCTTTCATAGCATCCAGGTATTCCATCATCGGAAATGCTTCGCGGCCAAGGAACGGCACATTCAACTGCTGAACCATGCCTGGTGCCCTCATCCTGATAATTGACCCGACTTCAGGATTTAGCACATCGTCAATGTCTACCTGACCTTCAACAATACCTGTTCGTGGATACAAGGCAAAGGACAGAGAGTCGAGCATACCGCGAAGGACTGCTGACTTAACTCGCTGTATGTCTTTGGTCATATCTGCGACATCAGAACCAAAAAACACATGAGGCTCTGGATCGCAAGCAAACACTGCAAATGGAATAGTGCTTGTTGGTTCATTGTTAACAACGTGATAGCCATTACCGACAGTGCATACACGCCTTAACTCTGCAATACCGTCCCCGTCATAGTCTAGCTTGCACCACGCTTCTACATATAAAACCCTTCGTTCGTTATATGCACTAATCGGACCTGGTGAGCTTCTATCTGGATAACGTGCCCAATATTCTTCGTTATCAATAAATGCAGTTTCATCCGACAAGTATTCATCCAGCATATCTTTGTCGTAGCCCATTGCTACTAAATCACTAACAGTAGCCATCGTCCGATGTCCGACGACCATAGCATCTTCAAGGCTGGTGGCGTTTGCGTCTACAAAAAACTCTTCGGGCGGCATCGTTTCAATACGAACTTTGTTTGCGGCCCGTTCCCGTTTGATTTCTACATCATAAATCATTGGTGGCTCGATACCTTGAGCCATCATCATTTCTATCTGTTCTTCAGGTATGTTTGGGTCTGGGACACCTTCAACAGAAACAGCTTGAACGTCTCCTTCTTCAAGCATTAGTCCTAATGTTGCTTGGTCAAGACCTTCAAAGTTGTATGTGTGGACCTCTACGGAGTCATCCCAGAACCATTTTACAATTCCACCTTTGTTAATTAAAGCGTCTTTAAACACACTGTAAAAAACACCTACGGCATCATTGTCTTCTCGAAGTATATAATTGACGTAATCAGTTGCCTGATCTGCTGCTGCTACATCCTCTGGTCCTCTCGGAACAAATTCTACTACATTTTCGGCCCCAAAAAAGACTCTCATCATAGACGGCAAAATTGCCTGGACGCTATCTCGAACGTCTCTGCTTACTACCTGACTCCTGCCGTCTACTTCATTTCCAAATGGGTCGCCGTTGTAATAGCGAGTTGACTCTGCTCTAATTGGACTAATGTCATCGTCAATAAACTGAATAGCGTCTTCGATGTACGACCGAACTCTGGTTTGAAGTTCGGTTTCGTCCATCCCGACACCAGCTTCAGTTTCCGCTTCGTCTATATAAGCCAACGTGTACCACTCTGTTAAGGTATACCCTTAAAACCTATGTGCATCTAATCCAATGTTCAACAAGATCTAGGGGCAACACCCGTGCGGAGGGAGACACCTTTGTTTGTTTAAGTTAGGCTGGTACGCCAATAACAGCCGAACCCCCTAGACAATTCCTGCTAAATCTCGCCTTAACTTACCAGACCTTCTTCTTGATCTGCCACCTATAGCAGTACCAGCATCTGAAGCAAAGGTCAATACAAATGCATCTGCTGCGTCAGGGCTAGAAACCCCACGTTTTTTTAAATCAGCCTTGGACTCTATTTTTACCTTTCCGCTAGATGTATAGGTATAACGCAATGTTGTTAATTCTGATTTTAACCGATCATCTCTTGGTAAGCGAACATCTCTACCTTCTAGCCACGCTTTAGCTTTATACCACAATTCTGCTCTAAGGTTAAGGTATGTGTCTCCAAGTGCAGGACTTTCACTAACATTTATTGCGTAGGCTGGTAGACCTAACTCTCTAAGCCTGTCAGCAACACCAGCACCTAAACCAATTGCATCTACAAATATTTCTTCTGGCCGCTCTACAGCTGAATCATACTCAGCTTTGATTGCACCTGTTAATTGCATTGTATCCAATCCACGCCACAATCGTACAGGCTCAGTAACAGCATTTCCTTTTCTTTTGCACAATGCAGAAGCGTCTGCCCCAAAACGTGCAACGTCTACACCCCACACAATTGAGCCAAATTGGCTAGGCATAACATCCCTACTGATTGCACTTTCTGTTAAGTCCATGCTAATGACTGTGTCATCGTCGCCTTTAGGAAATTCGCCCAAAACGCGAACGCGATAGGTGTTTGACTCTTCACCATATCGCATTCTGCATTCTTCAATGTATTGATCCGATACACGTTTTGTTGTTTCGCAAGACACATGAAAATTTGTCCAACGATCAGATAGTTTATGAAACGTGTCGTAAAAATATCCAGAACTTCTAACAGGGTTTCCAGCTAACACCATAGTAGCATGAAGAGCACTCATGCTGCCGCCAGCTGCTTCATACACCTGTTCTGGTACACCACTAGCTTCGTCGCAAATCAGAAGAACGTGTTCAGCGTGTACGCCCTGAAGTGCATCGGGTTGTTCAGCCCTGGATGTTCTAGCTGATATAAAGTTGCGTTCTGGATCTGGAGCAAACTCAATACGGTCAGCCTTAACCGTAAACATTTCTGTAAACGCTTTAATACTTGATTGTTTTAACCAGGCTTTAGCTTCAGGTAGCAATGCGTCATGTAACTGGGCGGACGTAGGGGCAGTAATTACTACTTTTGCATGATGATGCGACGATATCCACCACAGGGCCAACCAGGATAAGACAGATGTTTTTCCGACACCGTGCCCTGAGCGTATCGATACCCCTCTGTCACCTTTTGCAACAGCAGCCATGACTGAGGACTGCCACTCATCTGGCTCTGCGTTTAAAAGTTCAGTGACAAAAAGTGTAGGGTTTTTTCGGCACTCAAGTATGAGTTTTTCAAAATCCATTTGCACTCATATCAATCAGATTGTCCTTATTGTTTGTGCAAGTTGCACAACCATCAATTTGATATTTTATGGTTACGCCACAAACATCACAGACTTTCCACCCTTGTGTAAAATCCCACTGGCAATACAAACAAAACTGTTCGTCGTTTGTTCTTTCGCATCCACACCTAGGGCAATCTGTCATCGCTCTTCTAAATCAAGACGCACTTTTAATAATGCCAATTCTCTATCAAGAGCTACAACCTGTTCTTGTAGTTCTGATATTTGCTCTGTAAGCAGACCTGCTGTTCCAATGTATTTCTTTTGACGATCTGCAACGTCTTGAATAAGAACAATTGCCTGAGAGTCCGCACGTTCCATTCCTTCAAATCTTGCACCTGCTACCCATGTCGCAATAAGAATTGTTATTGCAAACCCTACGGATATTGCAGGGAGAGAGCTTGTCTTTGAAATAGGCTCTAGCATTATTCCTGCGTTAGCAAGCTTCCCAAGCCTGACAAGCCTTCAAGTGGCGATAGAGGGTCAAGCGAAGACCTTACTCCCCCAGAACCTGCTGCTCGCAAAAGACCAGCTGGCACCCCAGGTCTTTTTCTTCTTTCTTGTCTGCCTTCAGGAAGTGCGTAAGGAATACCTTGCCACTCTTCTTCTTCCATTTCGTTTGCGGTTTCAGTATACCGTGCTATGGCTTCAGTTAGTGAATTCCTGACAGTAGCAGCTTCTTCCATACGCCTATGTCTGTTAACGCCTTCATTCTGGTCTGCGTAACTTTCAATTACGTCTGCAATCTGATTTAGATCAGCTTCTCTTACAGCTTCTTTTAACCTGGTAAGCTGTCGAAGATTACCTTCTCCGTAATTATACGCCATTGATATAATGGCTGCGTATGCTGCCGAAGGCAGGATCGCCATCGCATCTTCGCCGAAGACTCGTTCTGCGGCAGGAATAAATTCGTTAGTTAAGCGTCTGTTGATATCTCTTTCTGCATCTTCTCTTGAATACGGCATTCCTTCTTTGACTCGCACAACAGTACCGTCTTCAAGTGTTTGCGTATCACTTCCATAGCCAGCCCTGTATTCATTTTCTGATATAGGTCGACCAGGTGTTACATCTAAGGTTCCTGAAGGCTGAAAACCCTCAAACCTGATAATCAATTCTCTGGCTGCTTTAAACCTAGGATCTTCTGGATCTGGAGTTTT